ATAAATTATTTCTCCTTATGTTGGCCCTGCGTTCCCTGTTGCTCCACCACCACCAAATGGCCCTTTCCAGTTAAAGAAGTCGCCAATCATTCCTGCGCCTTTATCAGTTCCGGCAAATTGCCCTGCGATGCCTCCCAGCATTGACCCGAATCCTGGGCGGTTCATGGCCGCATTGTAGGCTCCCATTTCTTGGCCGTAAACATTACCAGCAAATTGGGCTGCACCGGCCCCTAGATTCTGCTGCTGTGGCCCTTGAAGGATTTGCGGGCCTTGAAAGGGTGCTGCTGCACCTCGCGCACCTAATCCGCTTGCGGATTGCGCCATCTGTTGGTCAGCCAACCTTGCAGCTATCCTTTGGCCGCTGCCAACCTGTCTTGCTTGATTGATCTGGTTCAGGCGGTTCATGGTGTTGGCAAAGTTCTGTTGCTGCATCCGGTTAGCGGTGTCACTGGTGGATTGACCGCTGGCGAGTAGTCCAAGGCCCATTTCCTTGCGTCTCTGTCCTAACCCCAGCCTTTCAGCCAGCTTCTCCTCGGTCATCTTCACCGCTGCACCGCTGCCAAGTGCTGACCCCCCTCCTGCAAGGCGTTGCCCAAGAAGTTCCTGCTGAAGTTGAGCTTCCTGCCCACTGCTAAAGCGATCATCCAGTGCAACGTCATCAAAAATCTGTTGCTCTAACAAAGCTCGTCCTTCAGCAGTGAGTCCGGTATCTGCCATGGTGGGTGCTTCCCCCATTTCCTCGTAGGAAACGGTGTCAGCAATCTCTTCGGCTCCTCGACGGTTTAATAGGTCTTGTTGGGTCTGAATCCTTAATTGCTCGCCTGTGGGATCAACCGCCATGCGCCTTTGAGACTCTAGTTCTGCAAATCGCGGGTCGTATTGTTGCCGGTATTTGATTAAGGCATCGGCAAACTGTGGCCCAAACTCTTCCTGTAACCTTAATTGCTCCGCTGCTGCGGCTTCTGAAAGGTCGTAATCGCCAAGTCCCTCATATTCCCCTGTTCCCAGCATTGCATCAATGTAGCGTTGCCGTTGCGCGGGGTAATACTCGTCTTGGAATTGTTCAACCTGACGCAACTGGTCAAAGTAATTGGGTGCATCGGGTTGGCTTGGCCCTTTCTTGCTGCTGCCTAGCAAAGCTCCTGCTCCTATAGCTGCTGCCCCCCATGGGAAAAATGAAGGCACACCACTTTCGTTAACCGACTCTCCCGCGCCTCCTGCGGCCTTCAGCATGGCTTCCTCGGCTTCATTAACGTAGGCAAGCCTTTCTCCTTCCGGCGCAACGGCGTTTAATGCGTTGGCCGCACTCTTCAAGTCTGGTTGTTTGAATATATTCATGCTGTTACCTTTGCGGATCAATCGTATCCACGAACGCGCTCGCCTTAATGGCATGGAGGGAAACCCTCCCGCGATCTGCGGTTACACTATACTGTACTTCTTTGAATTTACCTTTGCTCACCATGTTAAATGCTTTGACGTAATGATTATTCAGGCGGCTCACCGAAACATCCTCCTCCAGAATGTTCGGAGCGCATTGGGTAGCCAAGGTGTTGCCGTTTTCACACAAAATCTCACCACTGTCCTCCTGTAAAATGGATGACTCGGTGGTTTCCATGTTCTTGACGTAATAAAAGTTCACGATCTGCGAAGAACTGAACTTATTGTCCAAATCAAACTCAACTTGGTAGCCGAGTTTATCGGAATAAACGTCATCAAAATTATATGCGCGGGATATAAACTCCGTCTCGTAAGGGGCCGTCTGGTCTAGGTAATAGCTTTCGTCTGCCTCAATGTCGGCGACATAATCCAGCCAAGTATATAGTTTGCCGTTGTTGTCGCCGAATTGAAGACGCAGTTTGCCGTCAAATGCGGTTACGACGAAGCTGTTGGGTGTCCAACCTGTCCAATAGCCACTCCAAGCACTCTGTTCCGCGTTCAAAACAAAGGTGGCTGTCGGTAAAGTTGCCTCGTCGATTGGGAAAGCCAGAAAGTAACGGTTATTGTAGTAGGCTGAACTCGCCACATTACCTTGATCGCGGGTCATGCGCTCAATGTAGTTCTGAATCGGCGCAGAAATGGGCGTCGAAACGTCCGTTTGCGCTCCTGCCTCGATGGTTGACAGGCTTTGTACCCCTTGACGGGAAAGAAACAGAACGTCCGCGCCCACTTGTTGGACGGTTTTATGACCAATACACCCCACACGATTGTTAATTAGCTTTACCTCCCAATCCGCAGCGTCTTGCGAGGGATTGGCGTTGACACTCCACACACTACGCTCTTTGAAAACAAGGAGGGTGAAGCCGAACCATGGCATAAGCGCGGTAATGGGGTCGCCATCGCCGCCCCCCACGCGAATTGAGTTGCCCAGCGTATCCCAGCTTTCCCCGTCCAACAGGTCGGAAGCGTATAACGTGTCACTTGGGAGTGTTGTGTCGGCGGTTGTGCAAAATAAACGGTTCGCATGGGTTACTAAAAGTTTGGGTTTAGAGGGGATTTGACTCACACGCGGTTCAGCCGTGGCATCTGTGCCGCCTGTAGGGGCCGCTGTTAAGGTGATGGACGCGGAATTGTCGTATCCACTGCCGCCGCTTCCTCCCACCGCAATATCCACCACACGACCAGAGGGGCCAAGGGTGGCTGTAAAGGTCGCTCCAGAGCCGGAACCACCCCCGTTAAGCGTAACAGTGGGGGCCGTGGTGTAACCTTGGCCCTTGGCGGTGATCCTTACGCTGGTAATCTTACCGGCAGTGATCGCTTGTCCTGCTGAAGCATCATCTACATATTGTAAATTACCCACTCCATCGCAGAAATACATCCGGTCAACGAGTTGAGCGAAGTAAACATCACTTGCAGTTGAATCAAACGTGCCTCCGGTGTCACCGATTGAGCCGGTTTCCCCGACAATCTTGATCTTGTAGGCTGGGGCTGCTGTGTCTTTCTCCGCCAGAACAATCTTTTCAAGGGTGGGAGTGTCAAAATAGGCAGTGGAAATAATGGAGCCGGTCAGGACGTTACTCCATTTGGTGGTGATGTTGTTCCAGAAGTCATCGGGGTCATCGGATAACTGATCCCAAACCCCCACCAACACATCATCCTGCAACTGCGCCACGCCTCGGCGCGTGATGATGTTGCCAAAAGTGTCAAAGTCCGTGTTTTTACCAATATCGTAAGCCCCAGGTATAATGGTATTCTTCCGGACATTACTGGCTTGCCCCTTTGAAAAGGTGGTATCACCCGCCAAGGAGATGGGGTCGTCAGTTAAATTGTTTTCAATCTGTGGCATTAGTTCACAACACTAAAAAACTCATATCCATCATAGGTGTAAGGGATGATCCGGCTCATGTTCTGTTCCTGACTCTTCTCCATGTCATTCATTATCTGGACATGAGAGGCGGCTTCTGAAAATTTCACTTGAGCTTTGCCGTATTGCCGCGCCCTTTCCAACATATCACCTTCCGCGTAGGAGAGTAGGGCGTTGGTAATGCCTCCTAAAGCCGGAGTGTCACTGGCCTCCAATGCCACCCAGTTCAGTTTTCCAAGCACAAAAACAGTTCCGGCAGCTTTCGGCACTGGCACGGGTTTAATCCGGCAGTTACCGCTGCTGTCCTTGGGAAGATTGATAAAGTTCCGAGGGTTAGCCCTTCTACTCGACACATTCTCCCACGCATTAGGGTTGATCTGGAAGAAAGTCATCCAGCTTTCGTTGAGCATCTCCAGACCGTCATCCTTGCCTGTCTCGGTAAACTTGATTGCCACGGGGAAATCCACCTTCGTGGATGGGGCAGATGAAGATTGGTAAAAGGTAATGGAAGGAGTGGAATCAATAACAATCTCCGTGTCCTCTGCTGCAACTGCCTTTGTAGCCACGCCCATCGTTTCAGTCCATAACCCGCTATCCCAAATCATTTGGTAACGGCGGTTGATGAAATCCTTACAGACAGAGACAGACGAGGTATCCGTATCGGATAGCTTCGTGGTCACAAAATCGGCTAATTCAGTTAAGGTCATGTCTTTATGATGTAGTTGACTACAATGTAAGGTTGAAGGTTGTTGTGTGAGCCACCCCCTCCGGTTGAGCTGGTTGTAACGGTAGGTGAATCACTTGCTCCATCAGCCGCATAACCGCTACCCGATTCATTCCCGATGGTGAATGTGTGGCTGTGCGAAGGCATTTCACTTTCGGCCAGCGTGTGCGTCTTTGCACCGCCAGTTTCACCAATAGTATCAAAATCTGTATCACTGGAATCGCGGCCAACCGGAACTTGGCCTTTAAGATTTGGCAGCGTGTTCCCACCCAAAACCGTGTTCAGGGATGGGTATGTACCCGCATCAAAAGTTGTCCCATCGCAGATTAACCATCCGGCTGGAGGGGAGACTGTGTACCACATCAATATGGCTCCGGTTGGGGTCGCGTACAGGTCTGCATATTCAGTTGTGGCAACCTTGGTCGAGCTATCACTGGCAGTCTGTGTGGTTGCTGTTACCCCGTCAGCCAACACGCTGGTGGCAGTTACGTTTCCGGTAAGATCACCCGTGACATCACCCGTTACGTCACCAGTGACATCACCTGTGACATCGCCAGTTACATCCCCTGTCACGTTGCCTGTCACGTTGCCTGTCACGTTGCCGGTCACGTTGCCTGTCACGTTGCCCGTTAGTGCGCCTGTCACCCCTCCCGTGGCCGTGACTGCGCCGGTTAACGTGGAAAGGCCCGTTACTTCCAGAGTACCAGCGGCTTTGACTGCTCCGGAGGAAAGCAAAAGGGCGGTATCGCCCCCCAATCCGTCCTCCACCTTTTGCAAGGAGGACGAAACGGAACCTGTCTCCAGGTTTAAAAGTTGGTTGTAGGTACTTGCTACTGTTGATCCTGTTAAATCACCCATATCAGTCTGCCTCTATTCTTTGTTCTAGTTGGTTAATATACTTTCCAAGTTGTCTCACAAATTCCGCTCCTTCATCACTCTCAACCGCATTTTCAAACCCCGTCTGATTCCTCTCCACTATCTCCTGAAACCCGTTCAGCTTCACGTTCAAGCACCCGCTTGTGCCGAGCAGCAGCAATAAGATCATCAACAGTTTTATCCTTCTCATCTTTTCTTTGTTGTGCCATCTGTGCCCGTGCAATCACCCCCAAAGACTCGACCGCATCCACAAGTCGTGGGAGCGCGGCCAAGCCTTTGAGCGCGGCAAGTATCATTTTTTCTTTGCGGCTGACGCATATTCTTTCATTGCATCTACAATCCCCTGCCCTCCAATGTAAGCCGGAACGATAATCATAATCGCACCAACCAGTTGGCTGGTTAGTTCAGGGGAAAGGTTTAGCCAATCTGTAGCTGCGACAGTCAGTAGACCACCTATTGCTACCCATAGCTTCCTTGACGTTAGTTTTTCTTTCATTCTTCTTTTATTAGTTTAACTATTTTAACTGTTGTCCAACATATCGTGACGATTAGCAGGACAATCTTCAGAACGAGTTCAATGTCCGACAGGGACACTGTGGCAAACACTGTGCCGTTCACTCCGAATACCTTTACCCATTCTAAATCATTCATTGTCTCCACCCGATTCATCTAAAGTCTCTTTATCCTCAACCCATTGAGTGTTTTCCTCATCCCAATAGTATTTCTTTCCATCGGTCGGTCTATCAACGGGGGCTTTCCAAATGCAAGTATCCTCGTCAAGCCCCCAAGACGGATAGGATTGCGGCGGGATGAACGCATCCCTTTCATCATCATAAGTGTAGCCGATGCCGCAGTAGTTCTTGCGGAGAGGTTTATCGTTGGGATGTTGACCTCGGTGCGTGTCGTAACTGGTCTGCCGCCACATCGCGTGGCCGT